GCGCGGACTCAATACGAAAGAAAATGGGCAAGCTAAAAACGCTATACCTAAACGATCTGATTGAGTTGGACGAATACAAGCGGGAGTATGCGAGCTTGAAAAAAGCACTTGAAGCTACGGAAGAAAGGCCAGAAATCAATTTGGACGCGCTAAAAAAGGAGCTGCAAGAATACGAAACCTATTCCCGCGATGAAAAAAAGGAATTTTGGACGCGCTTCATCAGGCGGATTGATGCAGACAACGATGGCGCGTTTTTCGTAACGCCCCGTTAGGCATATTTTACCTTCACGGACATAAAGGGCAAATATGCCTAAAAAATCCCCCGCCGTAAATGACGGGGGATTTTTCACTTTTCCAGCTTGCGCATAACGCTGTTATACACTCGCTCGTTGACGACCTTCAAGCTGTCCATGAGTTCGTCCATCACTTCCCACGCACGGGCCGGGTCAACGCGGGCCACCGCGCGGAGGAAATCGCTATCAGGCGCAGGGGCCGCAGAGTACGACTCAACCATGCGAGTTTCCCTCACCGGCTCCCGGTTCTGGTTTTGGATGGTATACAGCGCCGCAAGCCTCTCGTAGTTCGCCCAGCTGGATTCTTCCGTTTCCAGGCGAGAGATCCAAAGCTGCAGCTCCTTTTCGTCGATCATCGGGGCCTACCCCCTTTATTCCTCCATCATGTCCATTGCGCGACGCAGGGCATCCTTGATGCGGTCATCGTCAGTCTCGCGCATCATATCGTTGATCTGGCTGCGCAGGTGCTCAGTTGCGTCCGTGCGGCTGTAATGCCCGCGGACATAGTGCCGCCTCGCGTAAGAGACGCCCCTACCGTACGAATTGCGCATATCGTCGTCGTGATAGCGGCTGGAATAGGCTCCCTCCATCGCCTCGATCTTGTCGAGATTCTTGATGGTGCTCGCGAGCTTATGCACGATATCGAGGTCGCCCGCGCCCAGCTCGCCCTTGCGGCTGATCTCGTCCAGCTCCTTGCAGAGCATATCGCGCAGATCATACATAGATTTCATACCCATGATTCATTCTCCTTTCTCAACTCACACGGTCAATGGTCAGGTTGCTGTTGGCAAAGCTGACCGCCTCCGCGCTGGTGTTTTGAGCCGCTACCGTCACGCAGCAGCCGCGCGGCACTTCCACAATGGCGCTGACGTAGACGTTAAAATAGTTTTCCACCGCAGCGGGCGTGACAGTCGCCGTAGCGCCGTTGAGCGCTTCGCCGTTGACTGCGAGCGCCGTGGTGATCGCACCTACCGTTCCGCCGGTGGGCACGGCGATATTCGCGCCAAAGCTGACCTTAAATCGCGCCTTGCACTGCTGCGTCAGGCCACGCAGGGTGACAAGGCCGCTGCCCTCGCGGTGGACGATGCAGGGCTTGCCGCAAGCCGCCGTCGCAGTCATCGGGACATTCTGCCCGACGGGGACAGTCACGATACCGGGGTTCACATATTCAGCCATATATTTCAGTCCTTTCTAAAGGGGTCGAAATCGACCAGTTTAAAATACAGCGGCGGAGCGATTGCCCCGCCGCGTTTGTCGTAGTATCGGCACGGGGCCGACCATTTTGCCATTGTCGGCAAAAAGCTATGCTATGCAGTTGTCAGCAGCCGCAACCGGCAAACTGGTTGCAGCAATAGGGATTCTGCACCGTGTAGGCCGGAATAGGAGAGGGCCGGAGCTGGGACACCAGATAGCTGTTCTGCGCCGCCTGAGACGCAGCCAGCTTCAAGCCCTGGTTCTCGCTCTGGAGGTCCGCCAGCTTGCTCTGAGTCAGGAAGTCCAGAATGGCGCGGCTGTTGGCGTTCTGATTCTCCACGATGTCGCGGGTCGCGTTCTGCACCGTGTTGCGCGTGTCGCACGCCTGCGCGGCCATGTCGTAGCGCACGCCCTCGATGCTGCGCTGGGTGTTGCAGCAGCACTCGGCGGCCTGCATCTGCATGGCGTTGAGCTGCTGCATCAGTGCGGCCTGCTGGTTGGCGCGGGACAGCTCAGCGGTCTGGAAACCGTTGTTCATGTTTTGGTTGACACCGGCAAAGCCGTTCAGCAGCGTGGTGTTCACGGCATAGAAGCCATCGCACAGCCCACCGTTGATGAGATCCATTTTGCGCTCAATGTTGGCAAAATCGGAAGACAGCACATAGCCGTCCACTACACCGCCAGAATTGCCGTTGTTGCCCCAGCCATTGCCGCCCCAGCCGCAGAACGCGAACAGGAACAGGATGATGAGGAACCATGCGCCGTCGCCGCCGAAACCAAATCCGTTACCGCCGCCATTGGCAGGGGTCACAGGCATGGTCATGGTAGGCCTACCATCGGAAAGAGACATAGTATCACTCCTTTGAAAGATTTTTATTCATCAAATCGTGGCCACGATATTGATTAAACTAACAATTTAGCAAACACTTTGCTTAAACTTGCTTACTGCATCAGGCTTTGGAACTGCTTCGCCATCTGCTGCAACTGGTTCAGCTGAGCTTGTGAGAGTTTCCCGCTCTGCAAGAGCTTTTCGACCTCTGCTTTGGGGTCTCCATGAAAATTTGCCTTGAACTGCTGGAACTGCTGCACCATCTGCATAAAGCCGTTGCCGCCGCCCATTGCACCGAAAAACGGATTATTCATCGCTCTTTTCCTCCTTGTGCTTCTTGCCCTTCATTTCGCTCACAAGCGCCGCCAGCGCGTCGAACTCTTTACGGGTCACATATTCCGCAGCGGGCGCTTTCTGCGCGTCAGGGGCGCTTGCAAGCCGCTCTACAAGGTCGTATACTTTGAGCGTCGGCTTGCCGCTTGCATCGGCCTGTTTCAGGTACACCGTGGGAGCCGTAGAATCCCACAGCGCCACCGCCGCATTGGGCGCGACCATCCAGCTTCTTGCCTCCTGTTCGCCGGATACCCACTGCACGCCGCTCTGCGGCAGAGGATTTTGCGGCATCGGCGGAATGGCCTGCATCTGCTGCTGCCTCAGCTGGGCAAGGTTGTCCTGCATCGGCGGCATATAGGGGTTTCCGTAGTAAGGATAGTTCATGCTTCATCCGTCCTTTCCCAGTAATACAATACGTTCTCATTGCTGCTGTCCCAGCTGTCCCAGATCGTGCCATTTTGCACGCAGACCACATGACCGGACAGGGCCAGAATATAGGTGCCTACCGGGTGATCCTCCGCAAACTGTCCCACCGTGTAGCAATCAGGGCAAGTGTCCGGCACGATGTACCGCCGGTATCCGATACTGCGGAGATACCGGCCCCAGCAAGCATTTGCAGACGGCATATCGCCATCCAAATACCCTTCTATTGCAAGTGCAAGATACGTTGCGCCCCAGTCCTTACCGGTGGCTTTCGATATGGCTCTGACGGTACAATCGCCTACATTTTTACCTCGTGGATTTCCATTGTAATAGCTATACATATTCGCGCCTATCGTCGTGGAAAAGCTCTACAATTCGCGCAAGGGAAAGCAATCCAGCGGCGTCATCTTCGTATTGATTGCATATATCACGTGCCATATCCGCCGTATACCCACACATCAACAGCCGTTCCATTACGCTCATTTCGCCGCACCCCCTTGTATATCTATAAAATACAGCAAAAAAGACCCAACAAAGAGCCTGAAAAAGGTCTTTGTTGGGTCTTTACTTTATGGGTTTTTGATATGGTCGGCAATCTTTTGGTAACCGTTGCGGCGGCGCTTCTTGACATACTCGACCGACGCAAACAGCCTGTTTGCCACCTGCTGTCTGGATTGTTGCTTGACGTCGCACGCGATGATGCAAAACGCCTCGTCTCCCGGAAGATCAAGCGCGGCGATGTAATCAATGGCACGCTGAGGGGCCATACTGCGCAGCTTTGCGCGGATGTCTCGGTAAGTTGTATTCATGGCGATTATATTCGCCGTGGACTTGCGGAGCTTTGGCGGAAACAGGGGGTCGGCGCATCGTTGCCCCGGTTTCGTCCAGATTTTTAAACCCGTTACTTTGACGCTCTCTTCACATCATCTTGAACCTTCCCGGATAAAACCGTCAAACCCGGCGTCCTTCAAACGCTGGAGCATCTTCTCGGCGTTGGCGCGGACGGCGAAGGCCCCCACCTGGACCCGGTACAAGGTATCGCTCTGGGCAGGATCGGCGGGCTTGGGAGTCTCTTGCTTGGCCGGGACGTATTTTACGCCCAGGTACTTGCACAGGCCCTTGGCGATGGCCTCACCGATGGCCGTGGTGTGCTCCACGATCCACTTGGCGCCCTCGGCGGTGTCGTGGAACTCGCACTCGCAGTACACCGACGGCGCATTAGGTACACGCACCTCGTAGTAACTGGCCTTCTGGATGTTTTCGGAGGTGCCGGGGGACAGCGGGGCCAGCTCCGCGAACACCGCCTTGCAGGCGTCGTAGCCCTTGCCGGGGATAGCAAAGCAGAACATCCGGGTGCCCATGACCTTGCCGTTAAAGGCGTTGGTGTGGACGCAGTTGTGGATGTCCGCGTGCCAGGCGTCGGACTCGGCGCATCGCTGGGCCATGGTGGTGCCGAAGGCAGCCAGCTTCACCTCCACGCCGCTGCGGCGCAGAGCGGCAGCCTCCGCTTCGGCGATCTTCTGGCACTGGACGTGCTCATTGGTATTGCCCCAGGCATAGCGGTTTTCCGTCTGGTCGCTGGGGCTGATGTACACTCGCTTACTCATTGTTGTCGTCCTCCTCTCCCGGCAGCTTGTCCGCCGCCGTATCCTCGGTGTGTACTTTCAACTTTTTCAGCAGCGCCTGGAGGAAACCAGGCACCGGGGCCCCAATGGCCGACACATTCTCCAGGATGGACAGCAGCTCGTTGATCACCAGCCAGATAATGACAATGCTGGCAAACAGGAAATCCACCGGCCAGTCCCAGCCCAGGGCGTCGGCTCCGTAGCGCAGCAGCCAGTCTACCACAGCGGCCACGGTGACGATGACCAAGTAGCCTACCTTCTTCAGGATACCCTTCAGGCCCACCCGGGAGGACAGCTCCCCGGCGTTCCATGCCTTGGTCATGCCCGTGGCGTAGTCCAGCAGCATCACCACCACCAGCACCAGCACCGGCACCAGCAGCTGCACCCCGTAGGCACACAGCGCCCCCAGGGCGGCCGCCAGCACAGCCTTGATCGCGTTTTCTTTCATGTAAAAAACTCCTTTCGTTTTGTGATTTTTACTGTATTTTGTTCCTCATGTTTGGATATTTTGCCAATTGTATTGTACGCACAAAAGGCGTACAATATAGTCAAGCTAAAGGTAACGGACAGGCCAAAGGCCAGAAAGGATAACAGTATGAAGTATCTGAACAGCCACAAGGATGAATTGTTTGACGGGAGGAAAGTAACCTATCGCGGAAAGGTGTATTGGGCGAATATGGTGACAATGGAAATCTACTGCCACAGCGTAGACGAGGAAATCCTTGGCAGCATCAGCGGTTACAAGGTCGCCGATATCATCCCCGGCACATGGGAAATCAAGCAAATCTGAAATCGCCCACCACCCCGGCGAGATCGAGCAGTAACCACAACGCCCGCCCCGGAGGTCACGAGGGCAGCCACATCAACAACAGATAGGCAAAGACCAGAAAGGACAACAAAAATGACACGGGAAAAGCTTAATGAGATTTTGGCGGCACACAAGAAGTGGCTTAATGCCGAACTTGGCGGTGTCCGTGCCGACTTGAGCGGTGCCGACCTGAGCGGTGCCGGCCTGAGATATGCAAACCTGAGATATGCCGACTTGAGTTATGCAAACCTGAGCGGTGCCGACCTGGACGGTGCCGACCTGGGCGGTGCCGACCTGGGCGGTGCCGACCTGGGCGGTGCCGACTTGAGTTATGCAAACCTGAGCGGTGCCGAGGGACTCCTTTCCGCCATAGATTATATGGACGCGCATTTTGAGCGCACATCGGGCGGATATATTGCCTATAAAATCTTCGCCGGAATGTATGCCGTGCCGGAAAGCTGGAAGGTTGGAAATGGCAGCGTAATCACTGAGAATGTGAACTTCAACCGTACGACCGAATGGGGCTGCGGAATCAATGTCGCGCCACTGGAATGGGAGAAAAGAAACCATGATCACGAAACCCACGACATTTGGAAAGTCCTGATCCGCTGGGAGTGGCTATGCGGTGTATGCGTCCCGTACAACACGACCGGTAATATTCGCTGCGAGCGCGTGGAGCTGGTGGAGAAGGTGTACGGGTAAATCATGGCTAAGACAGAAAGGCTCTATATCCGGCTCACGCCGGAACTCAAAGAGAAACTCCAGGCCGCCGCAGAAGCGGAGGGCCGTAGCATCTCAAACTACGTCGAGCGCCTGATAACGCAAGCGCTCAAGCGGGAGGGCTAATCGCCCTCCTTTTTTTTGCGCCTCGGATGGCAGTCCTTTCGGTGCCCGATTCGGGCACAAGCTGTCAGCCCGTATTGCCCACCAACTCCACATAAATCCCAACCAGGGCGCTAAGATCGTGGTATACGGGATTCCCCGTGTCCCTTGTACACTTGTACAGCACGCCGCCCTGCATGTAATACTTGCCGTTTTGCAGCGCCATGTTGCCATTGTAGGGGATGGGGTCGTATTTGGTACCGTCGTGTTGCTCACAGACTTCTTCCCACAGGCTTTCCGTTCCGGTTTCGCCCGGCGCATAGAGCGCTTGGCTGGTATGCTCCTGCCGCAGCTTCCAGAGCTTTCTGTCGCGCACGACCTTATACCCCACGGGCTTGCCGTTGGCCGCTGTGTAGGCCATATCTGCTTCCCACTCCGGGTACAGCGTTTTTACCGTCAACGCTCTTGCATCATCCAGTGTCTGTGCACCAAATTCTATGATTGTGCGGTATTTCCGCGCCTGTTGCTCTGTCATACGATACCTCCTGTAATGATACTGAGGGCATCTTCGGTTGAGAGATCGCTAAGCTGTTCCGTTGGCGCGTCACAATCTGCCCAGTTTGCAGCGTCTGCTTTTTTTACGTCGATACAGGTCACAACAGCTGTGCCGTCCGTAATTCCGCGCCCATCATCGGCCACCAGACGCACATAGTCAGACACTCTGCGGCCATCCGCATTCTGCGGTGAGAGACTAACCCCACCGCCAGTGTACAACGTGACTGTGGTCATCCCTCGATCACCTCCCCAGTGGTGCTATTTTTATAGACTACGGTCGTGTTTGCTGGCCAATAGCCCGGCACTTTATCTTTGACCAGTGCGGGGATGTCTGCCAAAGTGGCAGCGTCCACATAGAGCGTAAGCGTAACCGGGCCGGGCACCCGGAAAGTGCCTGCGTCCATCCGTACTACCGGCGTGCCGATGCTGCCCAACTCCACTGTGCGCAGCGCTGTGCAACTACCTGTAAAACAGTTGGTATTACCCAACCACATACCGGTGCACTTCGGCAATTTAACGCTTACCAGTTTAGGGCATCCATCAAACACCCATTGATTGCCAAAATTACCGGGAGCGTCCCATTCAAAATCAACCAACTCGGCTGCTCCGCGAAACATGTTGTTGCGAAACCCGGACGCTGGGGCAGTGATGGCAGTCCATACTTCGTGCGGCGTGTATGCCATGCCCTCGGTCGTGCGGTAGATCGGCGCACCGCCCCCACCATACCCATCCACCAGCGACTGCATCGCGCTGGTGAGGTCGGCATCCGTCTTTCCGGTCTTGGTGTTTGCTACGGTGATCAGACTACTGATCTTGCTCTCAATACTCATGTCGTTACCACCCCCGTGCCCACAAGTGTATCGATGTTACCAATGGCAGCTGTGATTGCAGCGGTCACATATGCTTCATTTACGCCGCTCGGCATGTCCACCGGACTCCACGCGGTGGGCACGCCGGATGCGTCCACCGCAGCAACCTTGGCAATCTGGCCGACCGTCGCGCCGGTGATGCCCATTCCCACGCCGTCCTTGCTTTCTATGTCGAGGATGGCATCTTGTATATCATTTAAGTTTTCCGCAGATATAACTGTTTTCCCATTTACATAATTTGTCTTTTTTAGCGCCATCTGCAACCCTCCTTTATGACGTCCTGCGCCATGTGTACACGGCCAGGTACGGCGGCATATTGTTGTGGGCCTGGCCGCCGCAGTTGGACGTAGCCTTGCCCGTGTAAGCGTTGGCGGTGCCGCTGGGAGACACGATCTTTATGGCCCCGGTGCCGATTGCGTCGCTCTGGCCCGTGTAATCGTAGCCGTGAGTGTGGTTTGCCATCTCCGCCGCCGTCAGGATGTGCTTCTCCTCGCCGCCGGTAGCCCCCGCCGCATGCGAATCACCAGCCGCCAGCAGAAACCTGTCCTTAATCTGCTCCCAGGTGCCGCCAAACAGGTCCGCTGGGGATGTGGGGTCCGTAGACTGGTAGATGCTGCCGACGGGGTGGAGATAATCCAGGAGGGACTTGCCGCCGAACAACACCGCCGCAGGACCGGGCAGCTTCAGGTGCTTGATGAGTCCGCCCACAATCAGCGTGGCCGCCTCGGTCAGATACTGGCCGATGGACAAACCGTCCACGGCCGGCGCCGTCCGGAAAAGCACCTGCGCCGATGGCAGCACCACAATCAGGCTGGCCGTGCTGCCCAGTGCGTCGGTGACGGCTATGCACACCTCATAGACGGTGTCCACCGCGGCCGGGATGACGCCGTAGGCACTGGGTGTATACTGCCCGGCGGCGTCCGGCACGGCCTGGGAGCTCCAGGTGTCCGCCCCCTGGGCTCGGTAGCGGATGACATAGGCGGCCGTGTTCTCGTCGTTCAGCGGCGCCACCGCGCCCACAAAGGACACCTTGGCATGATCTCCGGCGGGGTTGTCCGTGCCGTCTGCATCGCAGCGGGCGGCGCTGATGGAGCGTACACCGGGCGCGGCGTAGGGCAGCACGGTGATGGTCCCTCGCAGGACGGTGGACAGCCCCCGGGAGTCTGTAACAGTGACGGCATAGGCCACCGTGCCGGACTCCGGCAGCGCGCCAGTAGTGGCTGTAGCCCCGGTGGCCGTCAGGCCGGAGATGGCCAGGGTATAGCCCTTGACCGTCGCCCCGTATTTCCCACTGGCCGTCGTGACGGCCTTTAGGCGGCTCTTGGTCTGCACGTACGCTCCATAGGTATCTGCATATCCCCCATCGTCCGAAAGCGCCACAGAGGCCGCAGGGGCCGCGCTGGCAGGCACGGATGCCGCAAAGCTATAAGACTGGCTGCCCAAGGCCGTATCACCGCTGTATGTGGTAATGGTCAGCGTGCCCACACCGCTGGCGGCGTTGGGGATGTCGCTGGCCAGTTCCAGGGGCGGCGTCCAGGTAATGGACGTCGCGCCCGTCTCTGCTGACACCACGCCGGAGTGGGTGCCCCAGGCGTATGTGATCCGGTGCGTGTAGCTGCTGTCTGCCTTGGTGACGGTCAGTGTGGCAGGGCTGCCCAGCGTTATAGACGGGACCGCCAAAGAGGATGCCCGGGGGATGGTAGGCAGCGTGACCTTGCCGGATACAGACAGAGACGCTGGCGTCCATTGAGAGGTAAAGCCGCTGTGCCACTCAGCGGACAGTGTTACCGTGGCCTCGCCCTTGGCATCGTGGTCCACGGTGATGGTCTTGGTGCCCAGATCGTACCAGCCCTTGGCGGTGTAGCTGTAGGGATGGTACACCTTGCTTCCCTGTAGGACGTAATAGCAGCTGTTGGCCGCCTGGTTATAGCTCTCGCCGGTGCCGTCGTAGATCTGCAGTGACAGGGCGATGGTGCTGCGGTTGTTGCTGCGGGATTGCTGGATGGTATACCCCAGCCGTAGCCGCCAGCCGTATGTGGATTGTGCGCCGTACAGCTCACCCATTGGCATTCACTCCCTTCGCACCCACCACGGACCCATCCGGGGCAACCCGGACCACCAGGTTGCCCAGGTACAGGCACCCGGCGGTGGGGTCGTCCGGATCCATGGGCCGTATATACAGCGACGGCGTGTATACGCCCCGCTGATTGATGGACAGCAGCGCCAGTGTCTCCCGGAGGATGTTTAGCCCCTGATTGTTGATTTGCACCTTCACGGGGTCGCCCTCGCTGCCCAGGAGCATGCCCATGGCCGCCGTGAAGCTCATGTACTGGTTCATGGTGCGGACGGTCTGGCGGATATCGCCGGTGGCGTCCTCCACCTGCTCGGTGATTTCCTCGGATACCTCCATGCGGATCTGATCCGGCAGAATGGCCAGAGTGGCATCCATGACCCGCTTGTAGCTCTCAAAATCCCCGATCTCCACATACTGTTCCAGCGCCTCCAGGAGGATCTGCCGGTCCGACTGTGAGATCTGCGTCATGCGTTCGGTGAGGATCTGCTGCACGGTGTTGATCCGCTCCTCAGTCTCCTGCCGTACCTCCTCCATGCCCTGGGATACGCGGTTGCGCTCGTCCTCCACGTCGCCGGTAAAGGTACGCCGCGTCCGGCCCATGGTGACGGTGGTCTGCGCCGGGTCCAAGAGATCAATGTGCATTTGCAGCAGAGGCATGGCCGCCCGGATGCCGTGGGGCGTGGTGGCCAGCATGGTATACCGGCCTACTCGCCAGGCGGCCACAGCGGCGTCTGCAACGTGGAGATCAATGGCCTTGCAGGTAATGGACTCCTCCAGCGCCCAACCGGAGGTAGCCAGCCGGGCCGCTGCGTAAGACTGGAGATTCTCGGCCACAGTGACGTCCTGCCAGTCCGTAGGTCCGGGACAGATCCAGCCGTACTTTGCCACACCGGCCCGGGACCAGACATACGGGCCCTCCTTGACCAGGTCGTCCGTAATGTCGCCGTCCGGCAGCTCTGTGATAGTCAGGCCGTCATGGCCCACCGGCAGGATAGCCGTGTAGATATCGGCCCCGGCCAGCTGGCGCTCCAGGTCCAGGAGGTTCTCGCCGAAGGTGACGGCCTGGGCGTTGGTAAGCGGCAGATCTGCGTAGTAGTCCAGGTAGTTGCCGTCGGCCTCGTACCGAATCAGCAGATACCCGCCCAGGGACGATCCGGAAAGCCTGGAGGTCAGGGCATCCATGGTGGTAAGATACTTGGTGGAACTGCGGGTAATGTAGTTGTTGGCGTCCGTCACCGTACACACGCCGGGCTTGATCTGCTGCTCGGCCGAGGCCTTGGCATTGTGCTGCGTCATGAGCCAGCGGAACAGGTAACCCACCACGTTGCCGCTGTTGGCGGCCGCCTGGTAATCAGGGTCCTCGGCGAAATCGTCCGGAAACACGAACGGGGGCACCGTGGTATCGTTCAGGGTGGCCATAATGCCCTCTGCCGATACCTTCAGGCTGTTGGCGAAGTCGCACACCTGGGATGTGATGCGTCCCCGCCACACCACATAGCGGCCCTGCAACAGCTCCAGACCGGGCCGCATATAGGGCAGCTTGTCCCGGTACGGGTGATCCGGCGGCAGAGAGAACTCCATGGAGCCCGCCTTGCCGGCGGTAAGGTCCACCGACGCCGCCGAGGCGCACAGCCGGTCCACCTCGTTGGCGCCGCGCGGATCGTACAGGATGTAATCCCCGTAACGCAGCTGATAGCCAGCAAAGTCCTGCGCAGTCTCCTGGGGGTCCGTGCCACAGACGGCAAGCCCGGCAACAGCCTTGCCGCATACCGCGCCAGTGTAGCTCATAGCGATGCCTCCTGATAGGTGACGGACACCGTGGTTCCGGCTGCGGCCGTGACGGCAAGGGTATTGCCGCCGGCTGCCAGGCAGATATCCAGGATACGATGGCTGCCGGCTGCCACCGCGATGTCCTTGCCGCCGAAGGTCAGCGTTGCAGCCGCCGACACCTCCACGGTGGGCACCACCGACCGGCACTCATTGGTCAGAGTCAGGGACAGCGTGCCCGATTCGGGCACGGTCCCCGTGACCGTGGTTTTTGCGTTCTTGTATTTCCACGGGTCGCAGCTGACTGTGACCGGGATGGTCTGCATCATTTTGACAAGCTCCACCCGCCCAACGGAGCATCGCCCACTGTAATAATGGGCGGTGTCCTCGGGGAAGGTCACTTTCACGCGCTTGCCGTGGACTTTGTTGCAGAAGTCAGAAATCGTGGCAGGCCATTTCTTGCCGCTCACCGTGTCCACGCCGGTGAGCTTCAGTACAATGGTGCGGTTTTTGTAGGTCACTTCGGCGGTCAACACCTCGGAAGCGTCCAGCAGACCGTCCCGGCCCGGAACATCAATCATATTCGTGCGGACTTCCGGCAAAGAAATGGACTTGCTCGCAAGAAGCAGGCCGTATTCTGTGTAAGTGTCTTTTCCGTCAAAAAATACTTTTCCTATCATACAGCCCTTGCCTTCCTTGCATTGATTTTGGCCAGTTCTTCATCCATGCCTGGGGCAAGCAAACCGATAACCTGGCCACTGTCCATGATGACTTTCATATTTGCCAACATAGGCAAATACTGTTCCAGCAGCATTACAATTCTGCCGGAATCGCCACCCCCGCTTGTGCTTGCCGCTCCGTAAGAGCCACTTGTATAGTTTCTGCTGATGTTTGCATCTGCTGTAATGGTTCCAGCGTCAAAATTCATGCTGCCTTCAATGTCATTTTTCACAGCCGCGAATTCATCGCTAAAGCCTTCGCCCAGACCTTCGGCCATGAAACCGCCGATTCCGGCAAAGACCTTGGAAGGGGAGTGGATGCCCAAAATGCGCTTCACGCCGCCGACAAGGCTATTCACCTTTTCGTTGAACCAATCCTTGATATTGTCCCACATTCCGGCGATACCGTCTTTCAGCCCCTGAACGATGTTTCTACCGATGCCGCCCCAGTCGTAGTTTCTGATTGTGTCGGCAATAGCAGCGATAACGCGCGGGACGGCTGCAATCAATTCCGGGATTGCCCCGATAATGCCGGTAATCAGCGATACAATGATCTGCGGCGCTGCAAGGATGATCTTGTCAAGGTTGTTCACGATGCCGTTGACGAACGCAATAATCAGCGTAGGGACTGCCGCGACCAGCTCCGGGATGCACTTGATAATTCCGTCAATCAGCGCAAACAGAAGATCAATGCCCATCTGGATAATGTTCGGCAGCTCTACAATGATTGCGGCGAGCAAGTTGCCAATAATCATAGGTACTGCCGCGATAAGCTGCGGAATCGCGTCAATCAGGCCCTGCGCAAGCGTCATAATCAGCAAGATTGCCGTTTCAATGAGTTGCGTCAAAAAGTCCGGGCTTGTCAGCATCTGCACAATCGTCAAGGTCACTTGCACAATGCCGTCAATAAGCGTGGGCAGGTTTTCTATCAGGCCATTCGCAAGGAAGAAAAGAATGTCGATTGCTGCTTGCGTAATTGCAGGTAGGCTATCAATGATACCCTGTCCCAATGCGCCGACAAGCGCAACCGCCGCCTGCAAAAGCGCAGGCAGGTTGTCTGTGATGGTTGTTATGACCATCGGGATAATAGTGGTAGATGCAGATGTAACAAGCTGTGAAATGCCGCCCAACATGACACTAACGCGCGGAATAATATTTCCAGCCGCCGTCTCCACGCTGCTGACAAAATTGCCAATCAGCGTATCAAGGTCTGCGTTGTCGGCTGCAATGCCGGTTATCAGGTTGCTCCATGCGGACTTTGCCGCGCTGACGCTGCCCTGAATAGTAGACGCAGCCTCTTTTGCCGTTGTCCCGGTAATGCCCATTTCCGTCTGCACCACATGGATGGCGTCTACGATGTCGGAGTAAGATGAAATATCAAACTTCTGCCCAGACAGCTTCTCCGCGTCCGCAAGCAGACGCTCCATTTCCTCTTTGGTGCCGCCATACCCGAGTTTTAGGTTGTCCAGCATGGTGTAGTTCTGCTTTGCAAAACCCTGATAGGCGTTCTGTATCATCTCCATGCCGGTGCCCATCTTATTGGCGTTGTCTGCCATGTCGGTGATGGCCTGGTCCGCCTTTTGAGCTGCTTTTTCTGTATCTCCGCCAAGGCTCTGGAGCAGGGAGGCCGAAAAGCTGGTCACCGTGTCCATATATTCGTTGGCGCTCATGCCAGCGGTCTTGTATGCGTTTGCGGCGTACTCCTGCACCTTGTCCGATGCAGTCTTAAAGAGGGTATCGACGCCACCCACTAATTGCTCATACTCGGCATATTGGTCAATGGACGCCTTTGTCAGCGCCGCCATGCCAGTAGCCGCAGCTGTCAAAGCCGCAGCTCCCACCTTTGCCGCAGTAGCAAGGCCGCTTTTCAACTTGTCGGCAAAGCCGGACGCTTTGCCGGAAGCATTGTCCAGCCCATTTTCGTATCCGCTGGTGTCCAGCGTAATTTTTGCATACAAGTCAAACACGTTTATCGTCCTCACCTCCGACCTTTGCGATTTTTTCTTTCATTCGGTCAACGATTTGTTCCGGCGTCCTGGTTTCCTCCGGATTCGGCTCTATGAGGTCAGCATACCGCGCCTTGATATAGCCGCCCCCCACGTACCGCGCCGTGTTTTCCGCGATTGCTTTGAGCGCGTCTGTCACATAGACCCGGTATGCCTTGTCCACGCTGTCCTGTTTGGCGCGGGCAAGGGCATACCGCAGGAACGCCTTTACGCTACGGGGGCCTTGGTATTCTCCTGCGCAGAGCCAGAGGGTTTTTCTGTGCTCTGCGCTGAGATAAAAAGTTCCGTGAACGCTTCGTCTGTCATCAGGTCAATAAAATCCTTGGTCAGTTTTACCAGACTCAGAGCGCCCGTGTAAGCCTCCGGGCTTGTTCCCTCAATGGAGGACAGGATGGAGATTACATCGCCCTTATGACCGCGCAGAAGGGCGGGAACGGCCTTTTTTGCCTTCTGTAAAAGGAACTTCTTGGCTGTCATGCCATCCGGCAGTTGTTCCCGCTTAAACAGGGCGGCGGCGTTCTCGTCCTCCGCAATGTTGCAGATTGGCTCGATCAGATCTGCGATTACTTCCAGGGTGCGATCACCTTTTACGTCAGATAGTTTCATCAGCCGCCCACCTCCGCAGGAGCCGCGCTGTAAAACTCCATGGGCATCTCGTCCTGAGCGGACATGGACACATGGCCGGTCAGCTCCACGCTCACCTGGCCCTTGCCGTTTTTGGTGGTCTGGAGAGTAAAGCCGCCGGTGGACAGGGCGTTTTTCAGGCAGATAGCCACCATTCCGCCGTCGGCCCGGTCGCCAACCCACCACAGGTCTGCAAAGTCGGTCTGCTTCAGGTCTCGCCGGGGGGTGATTTTGCTCCTGTCGGTAGTGTCAATGTCTGCCGCGCCCAGGGCCAGCCGGATGGACTCCGTGGATGTTCCAATGGAGGTAAAGGCCATCTTGCAATCCCAACCGTCCAGATGCTTCAGTTCCATCATATTCACAGGGCAGTTGTCCACGTCCTCTCCCATGTCGGAGTAAGTAGGGACGCAAGACACATTGATGCCGCCGGTTGTGGCACACACAATGTCCTCGTCCTTCGGTGCGGTGGGAGTAGCCGGGGTAAAGTTTTTCAGGATGACACCCGCGTCGAGCTGCAATTCCTCAAAGGTGCTCTGCGGGATCGCGGTAAATTTGCCCATATTGGGTCTCCTTTCAGCTGAATGTCAGGTATTCAGCGGTAATGTTGATGTACCGGCGCTTAATGGCCGGGTCTTCCTCATAGGTTAGGCTTTGGCACCAGGGGGAACCGCGCTTGAGCCAGATATAGCCCTCGTCGCAGGGCAGATACACGCCACCGTAGCCGATGCGCTTGGACAACTCCTGGGCCTTCTCGTCTGGGACAGCTTCGCTCTCCGTGCGGAACCACAGATTGACCGTCAGGCCGACCTCCCCGGCATCAAAAGCGCTGTCGATATACTCATAGGTGCCATAAGGCATGACCACATCGTCTGGCACGCTGGACGCTCGGTAGAAGGGCATGAACTCGTTGAACCAGGCGTAGAGGGCTTTGTTTTTGGTCATGTGGTCAACGCCCACCTTTCCGCCGTAAAGTATTTTAGCTGCATCGTGGAGGACTTGGGGGCCTGCTTGTTCTCCGGATTTGAGGTCACGCGGTAGGTTTCTCCGGTGGTCTTGTCTTTGAACACGTCGTTGTACTCGATGGGCACGGCCTTGTCTACCAGGACGGAATACAGGCTGGTCACGCCTTCTTTTTCCGCTCTGCGGGCCTCCATGGAGGTATCCAGTGCCTGGTAGTTGGTGAACTCAGCGCCCTCCACCCACTCTACAAAGTGACCGCCCGCACCGTCCGATACCCGGCGTTTTTCCATGAATACACAGGTGCGGGAAAAATCATCTAAAAGGCTCATCAGATCCCCCTAATTCTCCGCCAGTCGTTCAGGCGGCTCTTGAATACATCCTGCCAGCCGACGGCCATGCCGCTGGCGTTGGTGGCTTTGCTGTAGGAGTAGCCGCCAAATGATTCTGAGGTAAACGGCCCTGGATCCCCGTTCTTCGTCTGCCATGCGTCGATTTCTTCGGCCAATTCAATCACCGCCTTCGGAACAGCCAGCGCCCACACGGAGCCGGTAAACGTCTCGTCGGTCAGGTCTGCCACCGGGTACTGGTGGAGCCCGTCATTGAATACGGAACCCACCACCCGGAAATACTGGCCGGTTTGCAGAAAGGGCAGCGTGAGCTGCCCGCCCTGCACAGTGAACTCCCCGGCGTGGACGCCGTCCGGAACTAAAAACCAGTTGTTCAAATTCTGCAAAACCGTTTCAAGCATCACGCTGTCCTCCTTTTACGCCGATTTGGTTACGGTCACGGTATATACTTTCTCCGCCGTGCCGTTTTTCACGTTCACAGTCAAAGTGTTGGCTCCGGTCGCCCAGGTGGCCGCAGTGCCATTTTCAACAGGAGCCTCTCCGTTGAGGATGGTCACTGTGGCGCTTGCGTCCTCCGGGGTCGCGGTTACCGTGTTGGTCGCGTTTGTCGTTGTGGCTGTATACTCCGTCGTGTCTGGGTCAAACGCCGGAGTCAGTGTCAGCGCGCCAATCGTCAGCCCCGAGAGGCGCGCGCTTAAGGGGCCGGGGTGACCGTGATTTTGGCGATGCCGTCCAAGTACTCAGCCCACAGCTTCATGCCCATGATAGCGTAACTCTCGCCCACGGCGGTGCTGTAATTACCCTGGGCGTGGAAACCGATCAGGTTTGTCTCGCCCTGCACGGTGTAATTCAGGCCCAGTCTGGCAAACTCGCTGTCGCCGGGGTCTGCATAGTACAGGTCGATGTTCTCCACAGGCGTTGCGATCACAGTGTTGCGAGCAATAGCGTTATTGCCGGAAACGGTGGTGGGCAACAGGAACAGCGTGGAGTACCCCATGAAGTCCTTGACATAGTTCAGGCCGAACTGGGTCTGGACGGAAATATCCGCAGCACCCAGATAGTCGTATGCGTCCAGGATGTTAGCAAATCCCACAACGGAGGTAACGTCTTTTGCCATACCAGCAAACTTGTTCAGCACTTCGCCCTGAGCCTTTGCAAGTGCCGCCTGCCAGGTTGCGGCGGTTCCGGTGAGAGAACCGGTGTTCAGGAAAGTATAGAAATTGCCAAGGACCACATTCTGGAGCTTGGTCAGAAAAGCGTCGTCGCTCTTCTCCACCGCGATCTCTGCACCATACTTGTCAACGTCCTCGATAGGAACAGCCTTTGCATACTTCTTGATGGACAGGTCGTCCTTGGTCGCTTGGGTAATCGTCGCCTTGCTGTAAGGGATCACCTCGCCAGCGCCGACGTCGCCGTCCTCCAGGGCCACATCAGCGGTGTAAGAAATCAGGCTTGTGCCGGGGGCCTTGCGGATGGGGCGCATAATGCCCATAATGTTGCGCAGCGCATCCCAGTTGTCATTGAAACGGGTGACGAAATCCACCTCTCGGGCGGTCACGCTGGTATAGGTATTGGGCAGGGAATCGCGGGGGTTGGTCAGGCTCTCAATTTTCGTAGCAGCCATGTAATTCATCCTTTCTTGTTAAGTAATTTGGTTTTCCATGAGCGCCTTCTGCCGCTCGGACGCAGACAGCACATACCGGCCGTTATTGTCTTTTTTGTAGATATCCGCCTTTGTCATCGTGCCGGTGCTTCCGCCAGCCGGAGGGTTTGCGGTATTGGCGCCTTTTGTGGTGGTAGTGGAGACCAGCTTTGAAAACGCCCCGCTCACAAGCGCATCCAGAGCGGCGGTGTCCTTGATTTTGTCGCCGTCCAACTCCACGCCGTCGATCTCCGCGCCGCTGCCCCGCAGGGCAATAGCCAGATTATCGCCGGTGATGTTCTTGCTCTCGTAGTAGGCTTTCACCGCCTTTGCCTTGGCAGCCTTGGTTTCCTTTGCGGTGATGTCCGCCTTGAAGTCGTCAAAGGCCTTGTGCTCCTTCTCGTACTTCTCCTTGTAACCGCCGTCCCCGGCGGCTTTCAGGTCGTCCAATTCCTTCTGGACTGTGGGCAACTTCTCCGCGTCCGCCTTGTAGCGGCTCACATCCGCCTTCAAGCCGTCCACGGTGTCGGTATGCGCTTCGATGATGGTGTCCACCTGTTCGTCGGTGAGACCCATCCCCTTCAAAAGTTTGCGTGTAAGTGCCATTGTTCTATCTTCCTTTCCTTCGTCCGCAGTTCGTCGCGGCGATAGATTGTATAAAAACCGCTGTACCTCGCGGGTTTTATCGAAAACGAAAGAGCCAACCGCCGAGAAAATCTCAGTAGTTGGCTCCTATTGCCCTTTCCCGTGCCCTATTGCGCGGGAGTGCTGTATTTGATTGTTTTCTTAACCTCTAAGACGATGTACCCATTGCCTTTTCGCCGCACCTCTGCGTCGTTTCCGCGCTTTGTGATGGCTTCGATGGCCTTGATAATGCCTTCATCCATTTTTCAATTCATCCTCGATTATGTTCCGATATGTCTGTTGGTGGTCGGCCACCGCTGGCTTCAAGAACGGCTGTGCCGGGTTGCCAGCCGTCCAGTGCCAGTGACCTTCATCGTCCTGATACACCCACGGCGTCGGCCGTCCGCCCTCCGCGTATTTGCCGGTACCTAATTCCACATACGCGGCATATTCATTGTTTGTCCCGATGATCGCTGCCGGTTCCTGCTCGTCTACCGTATGGGTAATGCTGTTGCGCAGATTACCGGTGTCCACGGGGCAGAGCTTTTTCGCATAGCCCTCTGCAACCAGCCCGCACTTTTCCAGCGCCCTGGCAGCGGCCTCATGCATGGCAGCGAGGACTTCTTTGGAGTTGTCTGTGAAATCAACTTTCATAGTTTTTCCAGTTCGCTTTCAGCGCAGTCGAATAGTTCATTGTCACCGTCTCGTTCAACAAGATAAAACGTGCCGTTGGTCTCCCGGATATCAACAACAATACCGACATCGCCTGTCTTAATGATTTTTACACGGTCATATTCGTTAATCATGCGAATTCTCCTTGTTTTTTCTGAATCCGGTTACGATCCTCGGTTTGCTATCCGGTGTATCTTGAATCCATCCCGTTAAAAAAGTGCGCTGTTTTGTAACTCCAAGTGTCATGTAGATATTAAACATTATCGCACCGCCATTTAACTCCTGCACATCAACAGCCTTGCTCATATCAAACTGCCGTGCCATATCATAACGCAGCTGCAATGGGTTATCCGCTGTATAGCCAACATCAAAAAATTGATCCGCGTGTTTTGCGCCATCTTTCAGGAAATACCCGGTGTATTTTTTAGGCGTTGTCACACATTCGGCGTTATTCACAAAAACGGTTTGCCGTTTCATGGTTTTCAGTTGGGCCCACTTATCAGGTTCATTATACTTCAAATTCTGGAACTTCTCAACCGTGTTTGGAACTTTGTTTCCCAGAACCGATTTGTATTCCTGCCACTGTTTTGTATCAGTGGAAAGGTTACGGCCCTTCTTCATGTATGTATTCCAGGCCGCAGCGTCTTCCGCTTGCTTCTGCTCCGCCCACTCGGAATAGGTCATGTCAGAAATAACCTCTGTTTCGCCTGTAACGGGGTTTTTGGCGCGTCTTTGCCCTGTGGAGGTATCTACCCCATCCACATCCGCAACAAGCGTGCAGCGGCAGTTGTAGATCTCCCACGCTGGCCCCTGCGGATCGCCCGGAAAGCGGCAGCCGTTGGAGAATTTCTTATCTTGATCTACCTTTTCGCCGTCCAGCATGGCGTGTGAATGCCGCGTCCGGTTGTCCAGCGTCGCCAGCCATTGCTTTTTAAGCTTGATGCCCATCTTTTCCGCCGCCGCGTAGCTGTCCATGCGTCCGGCGTTCTGTGCGCCAGTGACCGCCGTTCGCGCCGTCCGAATCGCGCTGCTTCTGCCCATTGTAATAATGCGCCGCTGCAAATCGTCTGCCATACCCTTAATGCTTTTCCCCTGCAAGATGGAGCTGGTGACGCTGGCCGTGATTTGCTTTTTCCCATACGCAAGGTCAATGCCGCGTTTCAATGCTCTATCTTTTGGGTAATACGGCATCAGCCCCGGCTGCTCCACAATCAGGCGCTTCACCGTCTGCTCGTCCCACAGGTCAAAGCCAACATTCCCAGCCACGCTCTCGATTGTGTACGCCGCGAAATTGCGGTTCAGGGAGTAAATACCGGGCGTTGCATCGTTGGTGTAGGACGCCGCCACGGCGTTCGCGTCGGTGACACGGTGTGCCACTTTATCCCGCATGGCCTGATAGCGTTCTCCGCGCCCGATCTGATTGAGCCGCCATTGTTTATAGTCGGCCTCTGTCCATTCCTTTCCGTTCTGCACCGTGCCGATCAGCGCTTTCATTTCCTCATCGCGCTTTTTGAATTGCTCAAAGTAAGCGTCAATGGTTTCTTGCAATTCTTCCCCGGCTTCTCGGTACAGCTTCGCAATGCGCCGTTCCAGCTTTGCAAGCTCCTTGTCGGTCAGCTTGTGGCCCAGATCAGGCGTTGCCATCCTCGATCACCCCCGGTTCGGGCGGTTCCTCCGGCAGCACGTCCATCCGGTCAAGCTCTTCCGCGTCTTTCCGGCGCATCAGTTCGTCGTACTGGTCGATGTCGCCGTTGATGGTCAGCAGCTTCTTGGTGATGTACTCATCATCGTAGTATTCCGCTCCCATCAGAACGGTCTGGGTCTCCTCGCTCTTGTTCACAATTTGGCTGCGGGTATAGCTGGGCGTATCGTCTGCCCCAGCCAGCGTCAATAGGCCTTGGATAAAGTCGGTCACATCGCTCTCGAAGTCGTCCACTTTTAGATCCAGCGGCACATAGCTGGCCTTGATGGCCGTGGCCGTCTGATTTCCCGCGCTCACGGCGGCGCTGTCAAACGCCTGGAAATCCTCGTACAGCTTGCGCTTGAGCATGTCAATAGTTGCGTTGGTGCCCTCAAAGGGGGCCTCGATGGTGTGCGGTTCCGCGTTCACCTCGTCGTCGGTGTGGGCCACGTGAAGGGTCTTGATGCGCTCCAAAAACTTCACGTCGTCCAAGTCATTCATGCCGCCCGCGTTGGTAAGCACCCAATAGATGAGATTGCCCTCGTCCACGTTGTTGACCATGTTGGAACAGGCCAGATCCAGCGCGTCCACAGTGTTCCGCCGCCCCCGCAGCTCCGACCGGCAGTTTTTGCCGTTTTTCAGAGGCACGATGGGAAATCCAGGATAATTGTCACCGTCCAGAATGGTCTCCGCGCCCAGGCCGTCCGTGCGGACATTGACCTTGTACCGTTGTTTGTCCGTCAGCACGGTCATGTTCTCCCCGCTGCGCTGGATGTACTCGGTGTATCCGTCCAGCTCGTACAGCGTGGCACGAAGCGGCTTATCGTCTGCCACTTGCCAGAACCGCACACCGGCCATCAAGGCACCGTTTTCCTCGTCGTAAAGGGGCGCAAACTCGGTCAGCTCGAACACCTGAACCCGGTCCAGGTTGAAGAACCCGAACGCCACGCCGCATACCAGGGCGCTCTTGCCTGCGTCCTTGACCCGCTGGTCAAAGTCAGCGCCCAGTCTGGCCTTTGTCTCCCTCTTCTGAAAGGTCACGCCGTTGCCCAGCAGATAGTTTGCCTCCTGCCGCACGACAAATCCAAAGAAACTTGACATGAGTTTGTGGTTTGCCGTGTACATGTCCCGGTGGGCGCGTCCCTGAAGGTCATAGATGATCTTCTCATACCGGCTGATGGTGGGATTCTCGCCGTCGTAATATCGCTGTGCGTCTACCGCGAACCGGTAAGCCGCAGAGCCTTTGTGCTCATTGATGACCCGCCGGATAAAATCCATTCGGTCCTGTTCGTTCTCGCCCACGGCGAGCAAGTCCTGATATGTCAGCAAGCTATCACCTCTCCCACAGGGGGATGTATTTCTCCCCGTTATCATCCCGCACTTTCCGGCGCAATACTGTCATTGCAAAGTAACGTGTATCATCCATCGCGTGGTCGTTCTCCTTAATTGGCCTGTCCTCTGTGGATTTTTCGTCCCAGCGGTAGAGGCCGAATTCCCGAATGGCGTCTTTACACGACCTGTGTATCTTCAGCGCACCGCTGCGCAGATACCTCGCCGTGGTGGCGATGCCCGGCAGCACGTCATTGACCGCCTTGCGCACCTTGAACTTCCCGTGCCGCTTGATAACCTCGATGAAGGACGCCGCCGACGGGTCCACGATGACGCTTATCACCGGCAGCTCTCCCACCAGATTCTCCAACTCCGTATAATATTCCTCGTCAGTCTTGTTTCTGTGTTCTTCCCGCCCGGAGTAGTAATACTCCCGGATGCGGGTGGCCGTCTTGCCGTCCCAGCACCACAAACCAGCAGAAAATGGGTTCAGCGTGCCGTAGTCGCAGGAAATGTAATATTCCCCGCTCTCCGGCACATCGTCCACGATGTTTTCCTCGCCAAAGTCGTATACCAGCCCCTCGGCCAGCACCCACAAGCCGCGAATGTATCGGTCGTAGAACACGCCGCTATACATGGCCTTTGTCCTCTCGATCATCTGCGGTGTGAGAATTGGGTTATCTTCCAGCAGGAAGTGAATGTGCTGCGTATTCTCCCGTTCGTTTTCAATCCACTCTTTGTAAAACCAATGCTGCGGTGATTCGGGGTTGCAGTTAAAAAAATACTTCGGATGCTCAAACGAAATCGCACGGGAAAGCGCTTGCTCCACAAACGAACGCGGCATAAGTGCCACTTCATCGAATAGCACCCCGGCAAGCGTGATGCCTTGTATGAGCATATACGAGCTTTCATCCTTACCGCCGAATAGATAAAACCAATTTGTTCTATCCCCACACCGAACGGTTAAAATTCTCGTGGAAACCTTGTAATGCATGGACAGTGCAACACCCAGCCCGTCAATTTCCATCAACGGTTTTAAGATATTTCGCTCTGCCGCCTGCACCGTCTTCCCGCAAATAGCGAAATTCGTGCGGTCGTAGTTCTGCATCGCCCACAGCACAAACGCCATCGACATGACCGTCGTTTTCCCGGAACGGACGGAGCCGTCACAAATCAGCGCCATATCATCGGAGCTGATAAACTCCATTATTTTGCGCTGCTTTGCGGATAGCGTTTTAATTTGCATTGTTCTCGCCCTTTAACGCAGTAAGCAAAGCTGCCAACGCCGCAGGGTCGCCGCTCTTTTTGTTCTCGGAATTCCAACCGAAATTGCAGCCAAGCGAGAATTTCGCGCCGTTCGCACCGTCTTTGTCGTAGAGCCGAGATTCGGCATATTCTTCGCATCTGGACTTTGCGCGCGTAACCGTGTCCGCAAACTCTGGCCTTGCTTGATAATCCAGCAGTGCTTGTCTTCCTGTGAATCCAAGCGCCAATGCAAGCCCTGTGATTGTCGGGGGCTTTGCGTTGATGATGATCGGCATGCCGTACTTATCGCGCTCGGCACGGCCGTCATCTCCGATAAACGGTTCACCTTCGCACTCTTTGAAATAAGCGTCAATGGCTTCTTGCATTGCCTTTACGCTTTTCCATTTTCTTGGCGCTCCGCCAGCCATACGCTCACTTCCAATCCAAATAATTTGTTTTTATTTCCCTGTATCTTTAACACCGTAGCAATACTCATACCACATCAACGGCGTTTCTTTTTGCTGTTCTGCGTAGAGTGTGTCAAACATCTTCGCAATATCTTCAATAGCGTCGCCATACTCTTTGTGCAAATGTGTTTTGAATTTCGTAATGAGCCGCATATTGATTTTCATGATCCTATCTATTTCGTCGGCGGAATACGTTATCTTGTTGATAATGTCCTTGTGGTCGTCGTTCATTCTCCGTCTCCCTCTTGCATCTCTCGATCTACGGACACCAGGCTCTGGAAGCAATGAAAGTCGTCACAATACCCACAGGTGGCGGCAATGTCCTGATGCTCTTTGTCCTTGTGGAGTTTGCAGCCAACAGGCCCAGTAGTTACACGCTTACCGTCAACTACTACTGTACCGTGTTTGACGTGGGTGCAGAAGTCACAGCATGGTGTGCAGTCTTTACCGCAGAGAATCATTTGCCGTCCTCCAAAATCCCGCTGATTGTGTCAGCATTCGCCTTGATGATATCCATCACGATGTCGGACTGGATATTGTGCGCAAAAACGGCCTTGTCCGCCGCGTCTGCATTATAATAGCCGGTGAACACCGTGCCGTCTGCTTTTGTCGCTGCAAAGCAAATACAGCAAGGGTCAATCCCTGCGATAGTTGCTATGCTTTCTTCAAGCCATTTGGCGTATGGCTGCTTTGTAATATCGTCCACGCCATCCTCCTGTTTTGTCTCCAGCCCCCACCCCTTGGCTACAGTAACAGTCTTTCCCCGCCCATGCGGGCCTCTTGGGCCTCTCAAACATGGGCTACACAGTTATTTCGGCGCCACACCGCGCCGCGCCTTTTCATCAGCCGCACACTGTTTTTGCGGATTAACTGTCCGCCGCTGTGGCCACAGCTTGTGTGTACTTAACTTCTCGCGCTTCCTCGCCCGCTTGTGTGGTTGGTGCGGCACTGCAGCCCTGCCCTGCTTTAGCACTTCGCCGGAACGCCGGCGTCGCTTGCTGAGGTCTCCCATTACGGGGCACCTATACCGCATATTGGTCGTCTTGCCGCATAGCCCCGATCAAGGCGGAGCCAAAGCCCCGCCCATCGGGAAATTAGGAGGAAAGAAATGAATCGGCACGGGCAGGTTGCCCCTGCATACCCATCATATATTGTCTTTCTCCGCCCCGCACCCCTAA